TATTTTTGAAGACTACTTTCTGCGAGGCCCATTTGGTCATTGTGCCTGTGCCTATTGCGGCAAGTGGACGGAAAATTTGACCATCGACCACATTATTCCCAAGAGCAAGGGCGGTCCGCATTTCTCGAAATGGAACAGCGCTCCTGCTTGCCTATCATGCAACGCAAGCAAAGGAAGCCTGCCGGTGTTTGAATGGTGGCGGCCACAAAAGTTTTGGACGCCAGAGCGGGAAGAAAAGCTTCTTGCATGGGTGCATGCTCATAGCTTCATCAGCGCCCATACAGACATTGGAGAGTGGGAACAATGGATGGAGCAAACGCAGCGAATCGTTCCAGTGCATGATGAGAAGCAAAAGGCGGCCCTGTGGCCGCCTTTGTCGCAATTGAAGCTTGCTAGTTAATTGGCTCGAACAGTTCTGAAGGGCCTTGTCTGACGGAGGGCATGGGGCAAAAGCCGTCTGTGCATTCTTCTTCTAAGCCCAAACTTTCTCGCATGATTGTTAGCACTTTCGTTGCTGTGTCATTAGCCTTCACTTCTTCTGTCTCGACCATGGCAATTAAGCGATCAAGATACCACTGAGCCTTTTTGAGATCTTGAGCGCCATTTTTCATTTCATAACGCCAGATGTATTTCAGGATATTGCCTTTGAGCATACCCTTAAAGGCTTCTCCGCTCATGGAAGCTTCAATGGCTTCGATGGCTTCGATGGCGCCGCTGGCATAGTGCGACGGGCTATTCACGGGATCGTGCATGGTCAGAATTGGTAGTTGTTGGTTTCAAAAGCCGCAAAAGCTTCAGGAGCAATGGGACGGGCAAGCTCTAGCAAAGCCTCGGCATAAGCCACAATTTCATACTGAGCGCCCTTGCCAATGCGAAGGCTGATGAAATGCAGCAAAGCCTGCAGCGAGCATGTCCAGACAAAACTGGTGTACATAGCAGGAGGCAGAATGGCGCGAGCCTGCTCCTTACTCACTCCCATTGCAATTAGCTCCTCGTAGGCCGCCTTGGCCGTCGCTACGCCCTGCACATAAAAGAGCCTAGCCCTTGACTGTGCGCTGGTGCTAACGGGGCCTGCGGACGCTTGACGGTTGCTCTCCGCTTGCCCTAGGAACTGGTCAGGCATGTAAAACTGAGCATCTTCTGCTGAGCAATAGCGAAAGCTCTTTTCGTTCCAGCCAAGCTGATCGTCAACGTAAGTAGAAGCAATAGTATGCTTCCACCATTGACGAGCAACAAACAAAGGCGCTTTTACTTGCCACTTAAATACCACGCCACGAAATGGGCTTGTGTGGTGCTCGCGAGCAAGATAGTTGAGAAGCTTTTCGTCCTTCTCATCCCATTGTTCTTTTCTATTATCAAAGCTTTGACGGGCATCATTTACCACAGACAAACTATTACCCATGGAGTCGATGAGAGCCACGAGGCTCTTGCCGTCTTTAAGAGGGTCAATGAAAGGGAAATTAGTCATCAGAAGCACGCTCAGGAGCAGTCATCAGGCGAAAAGTAAAAGCAAGGAGCCACCATTGCCAAAAGCCGAGCGCAAAGGTCGGAAAGAGAATGGCGGCACAAAGGCTTAGCATCCATGCGCGAAGCGAAGTGAGCAAGAATGCGCTGATACCCAAACCAACAAGGCGTCCAAGCTTTGCAGCCGTGTCGTCAGAGACAGTCATTGAGGAACGAAGGCGATGGGGCGGATGCGTTGAATTGCCACTGTACTAGAGACGAGAGTATCCTTTTGCTCCCAGGCGACCACTGCCGCTTTTCTTCCATTGCTTTTAACAAAGCCTTGGAAGATGCCGAAGATGCTTGTCGGCACCATACCAGCCCCTGTGAGGGTGACCAGTACCACTCGCTCTCCAATGGTCCATGCATAGTTCTTGGGCAACTGCGGCAGTCTATGCTTTCTGCTTAGTGGGCGCAAGACTTTCTGGTAGTCCGAACCTTCTTTTTCGGCATTCCTACCATCATCCACTGCCTTGACAAAACTCTTGCGACCATCGTGCTGCTTTAGCCTAAAGACAACAAAGGAGGGCGAATGCATGAGCTTCTGTATTCCAGTGGAGATGGTCTACAATGGTCAGATCAAGCGGGGCGTTATGGGACCGTTCGAGCATTCGGCAGAGCGAGAATTTGCCCTGACAGTAAATAAACGAGCTATTGAAGAGTGCTCAAGCTTGGATCAGTTGAAGCCAGTGGCCAAGAACCTGCTAGAAGGCTGGTCTACTATGAACACAGCCTTGCAGAGCATGATGCTGGAAAACATTCAGCTTCGTCAGGCGCTAGCAAAGAAAGAGCTTGATCTACGGGCGGCAGATGAGCTTATGAACGAAGCTGCTGAGATTGTGCAACAATGTGCGAAGCAATCAAAGAAAGCCAGGCCGAGTCTTTGGCCATGGTAGAAGTTAGGAGGAAGATCGTCCAGCCGCTTGTATACGCAAGATTATATTTTTTGCAATCGCGCTCATAACCAGAGCCAGTGACGTGGCGGCCACGACTGTAAACGCCACCTTGGATTTCGACGCCAGTGCAAGAGAGGGGGTGAGCAAAGTCAAGGCGATACCGTTTCGATCGTTTACTACGGGAATAGCGCTCTTGAAAATCTTTCTCCCACGCATTAATATCAGAAAATTCTCTTTCAAGAATTAATTTTGGGAAATGCGCTTGCCAAAGGCTGAGAAACTGATCTTCAAGAGCGCTCAATGCCTACACGGCAGCTAGCTGTACTTTAGCCCCTTGGTTCTGATAGTGACCGGAATAAGCCTCTTCCACAGCACCATCGAGCTTGCAAAGCATCACCTGCACAATTCCTTCGTTCGCATAGATGCGAGCAGGGAATGCCGTGGGGTTGGCAATGTGCATGGTGAGATGACCAGCCCAGCCAGGTTCAATGGGCGTCACGTTGATGATGATGCCACAGCGAGCGTAGGTGGACTTTCCATCGCATAGCCCCATGATGGACGGAGGCATGGAGATCAGCTCCAGACTCACGCCAAGGCCGTAGCTATGAGGAGGCAGAACGAACCAGCTTCCATATGGACCATGGTTCAAGCAAGCTTCGTAGCCGCTAATCTCAACGCGCTTTGGGTCGAGCGTTGGCTTGTTCCGGCCTTTGTAGTCTTTCCCATCGAAAATGAGAAATTCGTCGGGCGACAGGCGAATGTCATAGCCTGCCTGGGAAAGGCCATACGAGATGGCCTTGGTTCCACAGTCAAGCGACCGCCGCTTTTCGCCTACGAAAGGAAGGAAGATGTCCAGCTCTGCAAGCTTGGCAATTTCCTTGTCGTAGAGCAGGCTCATGGCTCAGAAGAGATCGTCAGAGCCGCCTTCACGATTGTCCCAAAGACTGGCATAGCCCTTGGCGCCTTCCTTCTGGCCTTTCACCTTGACAGAGCCAGTGAAGCCAGGGGCACGGTCGGAAGTCTTGCGCTCGTTCGGCCAGACAGCCATGTCGAGAGAATAGTTGCCGCGCTCGTTGGGGCCTGCTTCCTTGAGGGCCTTCAGAACGTCAACCGTGAGGTCGATAGCAGCAGTGATTGGAGGCTTTCCAGCCATGGTGTTTCTCCTGAGGAGTGATGGAGCCCTTTGTGGGCCTGCCAATCTTACCCTCTATCCATGGTGAGCGCAAATGCCTTGCCTCCCGGGTAGTGGTCTTTGAAGTATCTCTTAACAGTGTCTGCCGTGATGCGCTGCTGGTTGATCAGTTCAAAGCCGTCAAGGTGGACGAGCTGCAATGACGGCTCGCTTTCTTCGTTTTCAGGGTCGTAGCAGGCAATGACACACCATGCCTCGTCAATGGGCTGCTGGTACATTTGCTCTACTGCCATGGAATAGGCGCCCAGTTGCCGCTTGTAGTCGGCCAGTTGGTAGTCCGGCTTCTCCTTGTAGCTGGTTTTCCAATCAACAAGAGCAATGGCACCGCCGGTCATTTGCGCCACCATGTCGAGGGTGCCTGAATAGCCAATGCCAAGGCCAACGTCGTACCAGGCCACAGCACTCTCCACTAGCAGCGGCTCTTGAATGCCCTCCAAGAACGGCTCTACTGCTTCAAAGTAGGGGCGCCAGTCGGGAGCTTTGTCAAGGTGATGCTCAATATCCTCTCCATCGAAATGATCTTCCAGCACACCGTGCATCCAGGTGCCACGATTGGCGGCGAGGCGCGTGCGGCGATTGGCTTCATCAGCCCCCACGCGCTTGCGCCAGTTGATGAGCGCCATCACCTTGGCCACTGGAGCCATGGCGGAAAGGAAGGTAGTGACGGAAGGCAGGACGATGCCCTCTGGCACGTTGGGAAACCCTTCGTTGATGTAGTGGCGCTTGCCATTGAGGCTGATGCGCTTCGGCTCAAACTGCTCAAACGAAGGCACGGTGGCTGCTAAACAAAGG